TTTGGCGGCATCAAAGTGATGCGCTTGCTGCACCTCTGGGAGCGTTACGACATCCTATGGGCTCTGCCGCACATCCCCGAAGATCTCTTCCCGTAAGCTAGATGTAAGCCTCCCACGACCCCCGCCTCTGATCGCGCTGCGGCCTGACTTCTATCGTGTTGATTGCGGCCTGGTGCTGAAAACGCACTTCCGGCTCGTGAATCCGCGAGAGGGAATCGAGACCATCTTCGTGCCGCACGGAGCCTTCGCCGCGATAGGGAATGTATTCTTCCTCGATGAAGGTCTTGATCACGTCGATGGTTTCACCGTTGTGACATTTCTGCATGAGCTGCTCAGGAAACCAAATTCGGCCAGACCGAAATTCGGGAATGAGTTGGCGTATCCGGTCTTGCTTGGTCAGGTTGGCGCGCGGACCGCGCCGCCCGACGGCCTCGACGCGCAGAGCAATGCGCTCCTTCTTGAAGCGCTCGTACAGATAAAACGTGTCGCAGGCCAGACCTAGTTCTTCGTAGATGAGTTGGCGTGGCTGCCACTTGCGAACTAGGCGGCATACGTGGTCCGCGCGCACCAGTGGATCGATGCGATCATAAACCCAGTCGACCACGAGCAGTCTCCTTTCTGGGCCGGCAGCGATCACGACGATCGACGTGCGATCCGCGCTAGAATTGGTCGATAGCGCAGGATCGACGAACATATACTTGGCAAAGTGGCGCGGCACGGGATTCTTGATCGGGTCGTAGAAGTTGAGCCACTCCGGAGAGAAGAACTGGTCATGAAACCTCTGTGGTTGCTGCATCCATGTGGACCACCAGATTTCTGGGTCGCGCTGCTTGACCTTTTCGTAGTGGGCGCGGCCGAAGCGCTCCTCCCAGAGATAAGTGCCGTCCGGGTTTTCCGCGGCGAGCGTGATGACCTCCCACTCGTGGCCCTCGTACTCCATTACCATGTCCGCGAAATCGCCCATGCAGTAACGCGTCAGGTTCATCAGGACGATGCCCCCGGGGTTGAGCCGTGCGTCAACGACGGATCGATAAACGTCGAAGCGCTCCTTCATGACTGCCAGTTGGCGCGCCTCGGAGAGGCTTTTCACCGGATCGTCGATCCCCAGGAAGTCGATGCGCCGCCCCGCGATGATGCCCTTGAAGCCCGTCGCGAAGTAGCGATTTCCACCGACAGTCTGAAAATTGTGCGTGGCGCGTGAATCGCTCTCCAGCTCTAGAGTTGGAAAGATTTCCAGGAGCTCTTCGCGGCGACACAGATCGCGAATGCGCCGGCCAAAGTCGCGCGCCAGAATGTCCGAGTAGCTAAGCGTCATGGCGATGTGTCCGGGGTTATTGCCTAGATACCACGGGACGAACTTGCGCGTTCCCCACTCGGTTTTTGCGTGACCCGGGGGAACGAAAAGCGCCAGCTTGTTTTTACCGCGCCTGCTCGCCAACCCTTCGAGGGCTGGGATCATGATCTCATGATGGAACTTGGCCGGCTTATAGGACGGCTCAAGGTAGAGTCCGAACGCCCCAAGGTTCTGGCGCAGATGATCGCGAACCTTTTTTTTCACTCCAGACTGAAGCTCTCTGCCGGGTTTTCTTCTTCGGGTGGGTCGATAGCCATGGCCGCCTGGCGCGGCTGATTCTTGACGATCCTCACCATGAGGCGCGCGCGATTGTTTCCGACGACGCTAGGTGTGGCGCGACATGGGCAAGCCGCCCTGAATCTGGCCACGTTGTATCCGGGCGGCGGCTGCTCGCACAGCCGGCAGCGAGACAGGGTCCGTCGCCCGTTGGCATCTACCGCAGCCGCGGCGTGCATCCACATTTCGAGGAGCTCCAGGCTTTCTTCATGGCGGGCCCGCTCGCGCAGGAGCTCGGCGAATGGATCAAGGATGATCATTGGCTGCATGCCTGCCTCCTCATGCGGACTGTTCGAGCTTGATGTATGCGTCGATAACGTATCTTGGTGCGATACGACGATTGCGCTCGCAATCGGCGAGGTAGACGTGCGAACAGGCGATTCGGCGCGCCATTTCTCGTCGAGATATGCCGGCCGCTTCCCTCATTTTGCGCAGGCTGGCGCCATCGACTACCCGTCGCCTACCACCACACACGTAGCACGGCTCAATTCTGTGTTTCAGGGGCATGGCTCGGCAAGTACGGCAGGCGGGCTGACAAGTCAAGCCTGGGCTTGCTTTGGTCATGCAACTTGAGCCAGTCGTTGAAGCGTGACGCGAATTCTGCCGGCGTCGGTTGGCGACGTAGCCTTGCGGCCCACTGCGCATACGTGGATATGGCATCGGCCGCGCGCTCGAAGCCGACCAATCGCGTGATTCGGTACAACGAGCGCTTAGCAACCGAACCTGCCGGCGTAGGCCCGAAGGTGCGCGTCCAGAGCTTGAGCGCTTCGGTAAGTTTCGGATCGTGCACCGGCGCGCTGTTGTGAAGCGGTGGGTGGGCGGCCTCTTTCTCGAAATCGACGCGATAGTTTCGCCTGCCTCTGCTGTTGCGACGCTTGGCAGCGCGAGCTTCGCGTTTGTGTAGCTCGTGGTAGTGGTCCAGAATGCCGTAGCGGCCGTCGATCTCGAATAGGAAGTCGATGGCTATTAGGCGCCGCAGAATCTCCTCGAATTCGGCCCCGGGCGCCATTCCGGCCAGATGCGCTAGGACATCGACTCTGTTCATCGGGATCCCCCACTCTCCGGTTATCGACATCCTGAGCCATAGCTCGCAAAGAAGTGAGCCCACCGCCAATTTTTCTTGCTGATTGCGACATAGGCGCAGGGTTTTCCGGAGCCAAAGGCTGTCGACTTTCATCATGCGATATTGCTCGGGGCGCCGCCTCGGAACGCGGTCCAGTCCCAACGCCGGTAAGATACTCATGCGCTCTGTCCCGCCATTTGCATTACGTCGAAGTGCGGCCAGTCATGTGCATTGTTCATCACCACCCATACCTCCCGTCCTCGACGGCCTGCGGGTCGTACCCCGGATCGAAATCGTCGAACCGCGCCGTCAATCTGCGCCACTTCACGTTCACCACTCCCGTAGGCCCACCGCGATGCTTCTCGACGATGATGCTCGCGGCCTCTTCGTCGGAGTCCGCGCTCTGCGCGTTGGGCCGATGTATGAGCAAGATTACGTCGGCATCCTGCTCGATATCGCCAGAGCCGCGCAGCTCGTTCATGGTTGGCGCCTTGCTTGTATCCGCCGCCTGCCGATTCAACTGGGCGAGTAGAACGAATGGCACCTTGTGCCGTTTGGCAAATTCCTTCGCGTCGTGCGTGATCGTTGCGATGCGCTCCCAACTTGGGTCGTCTCCAGGAACTCGCATAAGACCCAAGTAATCCACGATGACGACCCGACATCCCTGCGCAACTCGTTGCTGGAGTCTACCCAGCACCGCGGGCCAGTCGCGCAGCTCGTCATCGACGCTAATTCGCAGGCTGCTTGCATCACTGGCGGCCAAAACCAACTTCGGATGTTCCGCTGGCCCCAGCGGTCCGCGCCATAGGCGCGTCAGCTCGATGCCAGAGGTTTGCGCGATGATGCGCTCGGCTATCTCACGAGCCGGCATCTCGGCGGAGAGATACGCAACGGGGCCGTGGGCACGGGCAATCGCTATTGCGACGCCGATTCCAAGAGCCGTCTTTCCGATGCTCGGTCGCGCGCCGATGATGACGAGATGCCCATCGCGGAAACCGCCGAGTAGGCGGTCTAGCTCACGTAATCCACTCGGCGCGCCAGGCCGTTGAATCACACGCCTCTCGATCAACCTCTCGGCGTGATCGATCACTTCGGACACGTACTCCGACAACGGCACGGATGGCCGGATGGGCACGCTGGCTTCCGCCAATGGACCAACGGCCTCGGCGTACCACTCCACCAACGGCCGCCGATCGTCGCCACCTAGTCGCTGGATCAATTCCCACGCATGCGTCATCGCTCGCCGACGCGTGGCTGCCTCGCGCAGTTGGTTGGCGTAGTGTAGCGCCAGCGACGGAAAGCTTCCCATGACTTCGGCGAAGTCGGCTACCCAGCCAACCAGCTGCTCTTGCCGGATGTTGTACAGCTTCAGCCCACGTTCTCGCATCGCGTCGAAGAGCGACACGACATCGTTTCGCAGTCCGGCCTTGTGTCGTTCGCACATGAGCTGCCAGAGCGCGCGCAATTCTGGCTGATGGAAATCGTCCACTATCCCAGCACCACCGACCTGCGCAATCACGTCGTCGTCCGGCCCCGCGCCGCCGCGCGTTTCCGCTTCGACTACGGCACCGATAAGCCCGCGCTCCGCGTCTGGATCAGACGGCAGGGGAAAAAACTGGGCGATTGAGCGTTGGTGCTCGACTCCGATCTTGTGAACCGTCGCTGGCATGTCTCCGTCACGATTTCATGGCTTGGCGCTCCAACTCGGCTAGGCGTTGGAGCTCGTTGCGCGCTGGTGGCTTTGCTGGCACCACCGGTGGTCCGCGGCGGCGACTGACCTCTTCGCGCACCCAATTGCGCCAGACAGCCTCCCAGTCCACCCTGGGCGTGCGGAATTCGTGATCCCGCATCTTGGCGAATGCCTGCTTGGCCTCCGGTTCCGGGAGGCCCTCCTTCGCCGCGAAGGCCAACCGCTCGGGTGTCAGGGTGAACTCCTCCGGGCATCTGCGGGTCGGCCGGGGGCGGCCGGGAGGCCGCTCCACCCTTCCCTTCCCTTCTTTCCCTTCCATTCCATTCAGCGGGGTCGGCGCGGGAAACAATCCCGGCAGGGCGGGAGCGTCTCCCGGACGCCCGGGAGATGATCCCGGACATCCGGGGGATGCTTGTTTTTCTTGCTCTTTTTCGTCAGTGACAATCTCTAACCAACCCATCTTCTGGCTAGAGAAAAATTCAAATGCTCTTGTGAAAATTTTCACGCTAAAACCGGTCATGAGCGCCAAATCTTCGGCGCTAAGTGGCGCACCGTCACGTAGTAGGTCGCCTCTTTCCTCCCTCGTTCCTCGTGAGGCCACCTGCAACATGAGGGTCCATGCAGTGAACAGCTCGCAGGCGTCTGGCTGGGCGGCAACTCGCCTGTAGCCTAGGCCGTCATGCTTGTTCGGCAGGGCAACCCAACGCAAAGACTCCAGCTTCCGCGTTTCGTGGGTCTCGAAGTTGGTGGCCCAGTTCTTGATCCTGTAGTATCGCATCAGGGCATCTCCACCTTACTACCGAACTACCGCTTGGATTGGTACCAAATCCTTCCGCCATACTGCACGAGATTGCGCATCACATCGTGGGACGCATTCACGCTGCTATCCGAGCCCGCTCATCGCGCACTTCGTACCGCCACAACCAGTGCGGGCGCCGGCCGGCGCACATGACGCGCACGGTGAGGACGTGGCGCAGGCGCTCTCTGGGCACGAGGCAAACACGCCAGCGACGCCTATCGAACACTACCAGCGCCCAAAGGTGCGGGTTGATGCGGCGGTCGCCGTGCTCGTGCAGGGAGAAGCCATAGCATTCGTAGGTGTAGCGGTACGACTTTCCCGCCGGGCTGATGGTCTCATGCTCATATTTGTGCCGCTGGGCCACTCGAACAGCGATCCAGCGCCCGTTGGTGTAGATGTCTCCGTCGGCGCGCCGCGGCCGGCGGTTGACGATCGTGCCGCCGACGATGCGGTGCACCCGCATGACCGCCCGGCGGTGCAGTTCTTGCCGCTCCGCTCCAGTCATGCCGATCTAGCCACGGCTCGCTTCCTCTTCGGTTTCGCGGCCGGCCTTTTCGCTGCGGCGCCAGCGCTTCTTGGTATACTGGCTACGCGCAGATCGCCCCCCGGCCCGGGACGATTACTTGCGATGTCTTGCGCCATGATGACGCCCAGGGCTTCAGCGCACCGAATGCACAGATATGGGCCGTGTAGGCCAAAAAATACGCGCGGCCCGGTCATGACGCTCAGCACCCGCTTGAGGTGCAGCGGATATATTTGCCGCCCCAGGATCGCCAACGGCTTGCGCTTGCGGCGTATCTGTTCCGCTAGCGCCTGGCGTCTCATGCTGTGGGTCATTGGAACTGCCAACCACTCTCGCATCACGTCGGCGATGTACTCCACCGGGCACTCGGGTAACGTGCGCTTTCCGATGGGGATGATTATCGCGACAGTGCCGTCCGATGCCGCGGCATGGCCAGCTATGCGGAACGGCGCGCGCACATTCGGCTTTTCCGGCGCGCAGAAGCCCGCGAGATCGATGTCGTCATATATCATGGCCCTATGATGCGCCCATCGCGTCGCGGAATGCCGGCCAGAATCGCTGGCAGGCCCCCGGCCTTGGCCATCATGCGTTTTCGGCTGCCGCGGCCACGGGCGCGGCGGTGTCGTGGTTGGCGCCGGGCCTGGAATCCATGTAGGCATCGACCGCGAAACGGACGAAGGTCGCAACCGAGACTCGGTCGATGAGCCCCGCCCTGGTCGCCACCCGGGCGCCGTTTTTCCAGCGCTCGATGTGATCCGCGCTGACGCGCACGACTAGATTTTTGTCTTTCATCTTTCTCCCTCCGGATCGTTTTGGCGACCGCGCCTGGATACTGAACGGCAGCCGCACTGCCGCGCGGGCATACACGATACATGGGATGCTGTCAAGCGGATGCTTGCGTCAGCCAGCAAAGCCACGTTGTCCCGGCTTCCAAATTTGCCCCAGGATCGATGATCGCGGGCCGGGACAGGGTTAGGTACTAACCGGGGGCCGCGGGGGCGCAGGGAGCCCAAGTGTGTGCGAATGCGTGGGTGGTTCGCGGGGCGACCGTGCCGGTAGATATGGCTTGGTGCGATTTTTTTCTTAGGTGCTGGTGTTCTAATCGAGTAGGGAAGTTTCTATAGGATCTCACTTAGGCCCTCTTTCTCTATAAATATAACTAAGTAGAAAAGAACTAGGCTATGAGGAGGAGAAGGGGGGGTAAGGGGGGAAGGGGAGGAGGAGTGGCGAGCCGTGGAACATGAAAGTTGGTCTAATCGGGTCGGGTCTGGTTGGAGTGAGGCGAGGCGAGTCGAGTCGAGTCAAAGCGAGCCGGAACGAGTCGAAGTGGTGGGTTGTGTTGTGTAGTGTGTGATGGGGTTGCTTAGTCTGGGCGGGGTGGGCGTTGGTTTGCGGAATGGTGCTGCGAGGTGGGGTGATTGCGGGAGGATCGAGGGGGCGCGGGAGGATCGGTGGCCGGAGGGGACGAGGAAAGACTGGCTGTCGCGTGGGATCGGCGCCAAGGGCTGGATGGGCGGGTGGTTTGGGGGTTGAGGGAGATGGTGGGGTGGGTGGTCGGTGCGCATGTGAGCTTCGGTGGGGGAGAAGGGGGGGGCGCGCGTCGCCGCGGGTGGGGGTAAGGTATCCCCGCCTCACCTGCCGCCTCACCTGCAACGTCTGATAACAAGCATTATCCGGTGTTCTGCGCCGCGGAGCGGCGCAACACCGCGATATCGCTAGCGATTCGCTCAAGCAACGCGGTCGTGCATCGACCGTCCGCCGTGGCCATGCATGCACCGTGCCACGGCGCCGCACCAGTACGTGGCGTGCCGGCGCCGGTCGAGCCCGTCCGACTCCAGGACGCACCTACCTCGCCGGCCCTGGGCCATGCTCCGACAACGTAATAGCACATTTCATGCCACCCCATCTTCCCTTGATTTTCCTAGATCTTTTCCCTATTTCGTCAATTCCATGCCGCTCGTCACTTTCCTGCCATTGACACGAAACCAACGAAATCTCCGCACCTTACGCCCGATTCCGCTCTCGCAGCGTCAACGCATTGGCGCTCGCACACCAGCAACGGCACGCCGCATGCACCGCCATGCGCCCGCCGATCGGCGCGGCACGCGATGGCACGCCGCGTGCATGGCATCTGTGCGTCGCGATGAGCGAGAGCGACGAAACTAACCCGCCGTTGGTCTAGGTGGGGTACCGTCCCAGTCCGCGGGCATAGGACTGGCGTAGCGCGCGACGTAGGGCGCGCATCAGGAGGAGGAATCAAATGCTGGATTTGCAAGCGCTAGCGGACCGCTGGCGCGATTATAGGCAGATCGCCGCCGACGGCGGCGAGGATGCCGTCGAGCGCGAGATGACCCGCGCCATCCCGTCGCCCGAGCGGCGGCGGCAGGCGCAGGCCGTGCTCGTCGGCGCGCATCCCGTGTTCGTCCCGGCGCGTCCGGGCGAATCGTGCCCGAACTGCGTTGTACTGTTGATCTGTGTTTTGATTTGCAGTGACGTAGTTTTTTCTGTTTTGGCGTATAAT